TGCATTGGGAATCCCTCGTCAGGCTTGCGACATCAGGTTGCTTAGTACCCTCGGCGAGGGGTTTTTGCCTGACACAAAGGTCATCCTTTGTCTAGGGCAGAAAGCCTTGAGTACATTCAAGAACGCTTCTATTGGGGAGCAGCGTGGATGTCCTTGGATTGCACACAACAGAACATACATTGCAACCTTTGCGCCACAGGATGCGATTGACCGCAAAGCCTACTTCAATCCTTTGTCAAACGAGACAGAGATGGAGTACGAAACCGTTAGGCACGGCAAGACAAAGCGTAGCAACTGGAGATTCTGGTTCTTGCGTGATGTCGCCAAAGCCGCTCAGTATCTCAGAGTGCCGCCAAGGCCAGAGAGCGGTGAGCTAATCACCTATCCCAAGGAACAGGAGATCATTGATCTGCTGACAAACACCAAGGATAAGGAGATGTTCTTCGACATTGAGACAAATCCGCATCTTGAGATGACCTGTTTCGGCTTCTCCTTCGGCCCTGACAAGGGCTGGTGCGTACCAATGCTACAAGTCAACCACTACTACTACGACAACACCCACAAAGTCTTGCGGGCATTAGCCGTTGCGTTGCGTGACAACACCGTTATTATCCACAACGCTCTGTTTGACTTGTTTGTAATTGCCTATCGCTATGGTATCCCTGCCCCAACTAAAGTGTTCGACACAATGCTCTCACACCACAGGCTTTTCCCTGAAGTTGAGAAGTCGTTGGGCCATTGCATATCTCTCTACACAGATCAGCCCTACCACAAGAACGAGGGCTGTTTCAATCCGCACACAAGTAGCGAGTTTCAGCGACTCTACGAATACAACATCAAGGATGTGCTGACGATGGCCCTAATCAAGCCAACACTCGATAGCTTGTCCGAGACACTTCGGGCTGGGAAGTCTATTGAACAAGTCAACTCAATGGTCAGACCATACCTGACTGCAATGCTACAAGGACTTCGCATTGATACACCTGAGCTTCGCATGATAACCATGCACAACGAGCGTTATCAATTCCAGTTACGCAGGATACTCGGCCTGTTACTTGGGCGGGAACTAAATCCTAATAGCCCAAAACAGGTATCAGCTTATCTCTATGATGGTCTTGGCCTAAAGAAGCCTGACCGAGACTTGACCAACGAGAAAACCTTGCTTCAGTTGCGCCTAAAGCACAACCTTCCAGCAGTCTCAATCATCCTGCGTTATCGCTCAGTTGCGAAAGAGACAGGACAACTAAAGTTCCCTCCTTACGAGGGTCTCCACACAAAGCCAATGAAAGACAGGGTAACAACTGCTTACAATCTGGCTGGCACAACAACCTTCCGACTAGCTAGTCGCCGTCTGTTGGGCAAATGGGGAACCAACGTGCAGAACATACCCAAGAAGCTTCGTCGCCTCTTTATAGCTGACGAGGGCAAGGTGTTCGTACAGGTCGATCAGTCGGGAGCGGAAGCAATGGTCGTCGGTTACCTGTGTGTGCCGGGAAACTTCAGGACTTTGTTCCTTGAGAACATCAAGTCCCATGTCTTCGTTGCCATGCGTCTATTCCCAGAAATCTGGGCTGCCGAGCTTGGTAGAAGCATAGATGAGTTCTGCGCTGCCCCAATCAAGCAACTCAGATCAATCAAAGGTTGGGATGAACTAAACAAAGTAATCAAGGCTAGTGATGATTGGTCAGCAGACCGACGTTACTACTTCATGGCCAAGATGGTTTGTCACGCCAGCAACTACGGTATGAAGTTCCCAACATTCCGAATCAACATACTACAAAAATCGCGTGGTGCAGTCGCTCTCGACACTAAAGAAGCCAAGCGATTCCTAACAACCTATCACAAGTTATTCCCTGAAATAAATCAATGGCATAACGAAACTATCAGCACACTCAAACAAACCAAGATGCTAAAGAATCTCTTTGGCTACCCACGAACCTTCACAAACACCATCGACGAATCAATGTATAAGGAAGCTTACGCTTTCGTACCACAATCAACCGTTGGCTGTATCACTAATCTAGCTTTTGTTGAGCTACAAAACCGACAAGACTTATTGGACATGGGCGTTGACGTATTGCAAAACAATCACGATAGCGTCCTACTCCAATGCCCTGAGAAGGTTGTCCCACTTGTTGCAAGTGAGGCAATGAAACATATGAACCGTAAACTCGTCTCGCCTCGTGGTGAACCATTTCAAATGCGTTCAGAAGCGTTGGTTGGACATAACTGGAAGGAAATGTATGAAGTCGATAGTATCGTATAATAAAAATGATAACCAAGTAAGTGTGGCGTTGGATAAGGTAACAGGCGATGACAATTCTTATGAGGATTTGTTAGTGATCACAGTAAATGGAAACGTTTTTACGTTGAAGTTTGATGAGTACTCAATCGTAAACAACCTTATATCTGCGCTACTCGATGACGAATCCTGACAAATGGAGATATTATCTCAAGGACATGGAGTCTCCCGATCTCTTTATTGATTGGGGATTCTACAGCTTGATAAGTGCTGCCTTACAACGGCGGGTATGGTTGTATCCAGACTCAATGGCAATCTATCCCAACGTATTCACGCTCTTGGTTGGGCCGCCTGCTGCTGGTAAGTCGCGGGTAATCTCACAAGTCACGGACATAATCAAGAACGAGAAACTAATGGAGCCAAACAAGGAGAAGAACGCAATGGTTCCCATGTTCCCTTATGGCGCAGACACAACAACGCAAGAATCCTTGCTGCGTTATATGCGCGATGATTGCATGAGAACATTTGAGATTGCGGACGAACGTCTTGGCGGCAACGCAAAGCGTAAACGCTCACATCACTCAATCTGTTTTATGATTGAGGAGCTTGGAGTTCTCTTTAGGAAGAACTCTGAGGACATGGTTAATATGTTGAATCAGTTCTACGATGCCCGCTCTTATCACTATAGGAGTAAGCATCAAGGTAGTGATAACATCACAAACCTCTGCGTCACACTACTCGGCGGCACAACGCCATCGTTTATTCGTGAAGCATTCAGCGACAAGATAATCTCACAAGGTTTCACGTCGCGAGTCATAGTTGTCTTTGGTCATGCGCCCAGATTCTATAGGCAATTTCCCGGACTCTCGGATGAACAGATCAAGTGTCGCTCTGACATTGTTGATCACCTATACAAACTACGCGAAGTCTCTGGCGAGGTTCGACTGTCGGCAGAAGCTTCGGCGTGGCACAAGAAATGGTATGAGTCTGGCGAAATGTCTTCCAAGCGCGTGAACAAAGACCCACGACTAGACAACTACTACGGACGCAAGAACGTGCATCTACTAAAGACAGCGATGCTCATACACTTCGCGGACAAGACAAACCTCATCATCGACATTGATGACATTAAACGGGCAGCCAAACTATTGGCCATCACGGAACACAAGATGCACGAAGCCTTCAACACAGTCGGTAGGAATCCTATCGGGGAGGTGACAAAGCACATCTTGCGCTTCATAATCGAGTCGGATGTCGGAGTTCGCTACAAGAAATTGTGGTTGAACTTTGTCTCTGAAATCAGTAAACAAGAGCTAGACCAAGTACTAGAGTTCTTGGTCACTACAGAGCAAGTAGAGAACAACAATGGTTGGTACAAGGCTATTGTCGATGATGTCTACAATACTATGAGTTTTTAGGTAGGCTTTGTGTACCTACCTAGCATAGTGGTACATAGCGACTGGTAAGATGTCGCAGGAGGTTTCTGGTTATCCTCCCATTGATCGCCACTATGCACTCTAGTAGGCTCGACCTTTATTCCCAACAACGCGAAGCACCAGCCTTCTCTTTGGGTCTTTCAATCTAAACGCAGCCTTCTCAGCTTCCATCAATCGCTTCGCTTCTTGCTTGGAAATGATTGTTCCCCGCTGCATTCCACCCGTCAACGTCTTGCCTAGCGTCTTCGTCAAGTCACCCTTACCCCTATAAACTTCGGCTGGCCCTTCCAAGCCCAAGTAACGCATCCTTTTCAAGTGACTTTCGGGGTCTCTCTTGTCAGGTAACGCAGGTGTAACGTGCCAATCAAGGTTGTACAGTTGTCTCCAGTTTGTCTGAAAATCCTTGTTCTGCTCAACAGGATTGTTGGGGTGTTGCCGCATGGCTTTCTCAGCAGCTTCACTCATTGCTGCGGGTAGTAACCTCTGGGCTTCAGCCATTGTGTTCGCCCGTTGAAAAGCTCGTCGGGCTGGCCAAGTATATGGGTTGCTCAAGCCAGACGGGACTCCCGGTTGAACCTCCCCCTCCTCAAGCCTTGTGAACTTCCTGAGTTGCGCTCTTGCGTTGAAGTCCGACATCTCCTCACTCAACATAATGTGCTGAGTCGCATAACGCATGGTCTGGTTAAGACCATTGAAGGAGTTGTGTACAAAGGTCATCCAAGTATCCCACCACTTATCACCAGCAGCTTCACCAGAACTGACTACATGAAAGAAATCCTTGGCCATTGTAAATGCAGCGTTTGCTGCGGGGAACGTAAGACCACCGGGAATCCCTTCAAGCACACCGTAACGAGATGCCCTCACAAGATCATGTACGATTGATGATTGCACTCCAAAGTAACCGGCGAAGGCCACGGATGACAGGACAGCTTGCGCGGCTTCCTTGGGGTTCTCCATCTGGATAGCCTCAATCAACTTGGGATCGCTCTGCATTTTATTCGCAATCTCCTCACTCAAGTAGACAATTGCCTGACCGCCTAGCACCGCACCAAACGTTGCTTTAACCAACGGCAACGGATCGCCTTGTGTCGTAAGCGGCAACACGACATCCTTCACCATCCTATCCGACTTCTCTATCGACCAACGTGCAAGTGATGTGAACATACTTGGAACACCACGTTGCGTGAACTTCGGCAGACCGCGAACATCGTAAGTGCCTTGATTGATCTCAACCCAAGCAGCTCCCGCCTGATCTAAAATTTCATTTGGAATCTCATGCGCTGGCTTACCAATGTAATCATACAGACTCTTGCGTTTACCTTCAAAGTTTGCGCCGCCACCCATCTGTTGATCGACAGCCTTAAGAAGTCTATCGGCTGTCCAATCTGGAATACCGATGGTTGCCTTATTGTGTGCCCGCAACGCTTGCAAGGTAAGTTGGCGACCAAAGGCGAACTGCAAGGTTCGTGTAACTTGCTCAAGCGTGTTACGACCACCGACCTTCAGCAGGACATCAGCTACCTTGTTTATCTGATCTGTAACTTCGCTTGCACCTGACTGTCGCCACTCAAGATTGTTCAGCGAAGTCTTGTTCACACCATACTCAAAGCTTTTGACCCAAGCATTACTCCAACCAAGTAGATGTGTCGCCAAGATCGGCAAGTCCTGCGCCCGCATATAAGGCAGCGCAAACATATAAGAGGACACAAGATCGCGCATACCCGCGCCAAATCCCAGCCAACTGGATGTAACCATCCGATTGAATGTGCGCGTCCATATATCCCAACCCTCGTAGTAACCAACAAACCCTTGCATGAAATCATCAAGCACTTCATGCGACGCTTGCGTGTCTTTGTTGTAACCCTTCTTGCTTGCGTCAACTACCTTGCCATCCACAACATTCTTCAAGTTGAACGGCCCGCCTTTCTCAAGACCTTCAATATCGAGATCGCTGTAGTTACCGGCTTGATCTGGTATGCCCAGAGTTTTACGAACCTCAGGATTAGCTTCAACGTTCTTGAAGTAGGCTGCGTCTTTCGAGAAGCGAACAACGTAGCGGGTCAATCGTTGAAGTGCATTACGCTCAACCCAATGTGGAGGTAGACCATACTTACCTGTGGCAACACGCAACGCCTTGAACTTGTGTGCGCCAAGCTTCTTCTCTTTACCTTGGAAACTCAACGCAAGCTTATCAAACAACTGTTCAAACTTTATTCGCAACTTATCGGCATCACTCTCACCACCACCTTTAAGTTCTGTGCCGTCCTCACCAATACTCAACGTTGTATCGAGATCATCAGAACCCAGCTTCTCGTCGAAGCGTTCGGAAAGTCCTGTCCAGTAGTCAACGGCTTCTTGCTTTAGCTTCTGATATTCGGGACTCGCAGTCACGCGCTTCATCATCACGGTGCGAACTTCTTGTGTGATGATCTCTGGCGTATATTCCTGCGTGTACTTGCCGGGAGAAAGCATTGGCTTACCGTCCCGATATGATTCCACCATCATTCCAATATCATTCTGATACTGGCGTGTGTCGCGCATGATATTCTGAATCGCACGATCATAGTAACGCATCCGTGGATTCGCTATGTATCGCTTGAATAACTCTTCATCATACTTCTCACGCAACCCAAGCTTCTTATGCCAACGCTGCAACTGGAAGTCGCCGAGGTCATCAAGTTCAGCGGATGACATCTTAACTTCGCTGTGGATTAGCATTAGCTTCTCCAGATATTGACCGTTCAACAACGTCTCGTCCTTGAGCGTTGCGTTGAAGGCATCTGCAACATCACTTGCCAACTTCTTTGCTGCTGGCGTCAGGCCAATCTCCCTGATCCTGTCAATAACTGGGCGCACTCCACGCAACGCCATTTGAAATGGTTTCCAAGTCTTCGGCTCGCTAATGTTAAAGTCTGGTAGAGTCGCAAATCTCTTGGCACGTTCTGCATCCAAGGTTTTCTTACGGGAAATATGGCCTTCAAGGTCTATTGAGTCAGCATCCAGCTTCTCATTCTTGAGCATATTCTCAACCATACCTATAACAGGAGACTCACCTCTCCCAGTCACCTCTTCTGCCATGTGATAGTCAACGCGCCTTGGCGGTATTGGCGGCGTAACAACTCGCTCAAAAACATCTCGCATACCTTTAATGCCAATAGCCTCCTCAGATAAACTGGTTATGGCATCCAACGCTGACGTCGTTGTGAACTTGGACTGCTCAAACGGGACAACATCTTTTGACCACAAATCCCTCAAGACATACGGATTAGGATGATCAACGGGACTAACGTGGGGGGCTGCATCAACACGCGGCCAAAGCCTGTTGAAACCATCAAGTGACTTGAACGCTTCCTTGCTCGTTAAGCCATCCATAACGTGCCTTGGCGATTGGCTTAACCTGTTAAACTGTTTGCGAGCGTGCGAACCACTCACACCAAACGTGTTCATCATGGCATCAAAGTCTGCTAGGAATGTGTCAGCGTCATCCCACATACTAGACTTGTTCAGCATTGTCTGGGCAAAAGCTTTGCGTACATCATCGGGCAAGTTTTTCATTGCGAAATGCAATGAGTTGCCTTGGTTCGACATCTTGTCGTGATACGTCGCATAGTTGTTACGCATGGATTCTGACTGACCACGATAACCAAACTGAATCCCGTCCACGCCAAGGTCTTCGTTGTAACGTGCAACTACCGAAGCGAACTCTTCGGGCATATCATGCTGAGATGCGAACCTCAAAAATCTTGTAACAAGTTCAGGCTCGTAGCTTTGGAACCAGCCATCGCCAAACGTCAACCGTTGCCAGACACCTGTGAGGTCTTTCAGGACATCTTGATTATCTCTCAAGTGCCGCTTGACCAACTGTTGAGCCAAGACCATATCAAAGTTATCATCTATTGTGGGAATGTTAATCTTGATCTCAGTCTCATCATACAAGCCCCTGTACATATCGGGCTGGCTTGTCTCCAAGGTAATGTCAATTACATCATCCTCAAACATCTTAAAGATTTGCTTGAGCGCACCTGTGTTACGCTTCTGCAAACCTTGCATCATGCTCTTGTAAGCTGCCGGATAATTCTCAACTTCGGCCAAGCTAAACGATTGAACATAGTCTAGGCTGGGAGTGTACTCAGTTCCTCCCATGATGGATGCCTTTAGCTTGTTCAACTCACCTGCATACTTCTTGGCAAAGCCTTTCGGCATATCGGGAATGTTAAAGAGTTTGGAAATCTCTGTTGGGACGGCATAAGCATTTGCAACTGACTCATACTTAACACCGTCAATTGTGGTTGTTGCCTTGTGACTCTCCGATGGATCACCCAATTGCGTGTCAAAAACCTTCGCGGAGTTTACGAAACTTGCAAGGCTTTGACCTTGTCTTGCCATCAAGTCGGTGTCTGCAAGCGGGTTCCGATCAATCTCAATGCGTTGCGCCATGAAATCCAAGATGTCATCCGTGCTATTGGTCTTCCCTGCCATGCGACGGCCACGTTGAATATCAGAAAACCAACGACGCATTTTAGCAAACTTACCCTTCGGCAAATTTAACATCCTCCGAGCTAATTGACCTCCTGTCTCCTCTGCAAACTTCTCTAACGCATCATCCTTGCTTTTGATTGTTGATTTCTCATCTACATCATACAACTCTTTAAGCCACCCTTTCATGGCTTTAGCGTCAGCAGTTGGCTCACCGTAGGTCTTGGCATCACGGCTGATCGAGCCAAGCATATCACTCACCCACACATGAGCGACTTCATGGAACGGAGTTTCTGGCAGCATGGCTGGAGTTAGCACAATGTTGCGGCTGCCTCTTGGTGTGAAGCCGTAAATTGTGCGACCAGCTTGATCAACAAGGTCATCTACCGCTAATCTAATTCCAACGTTACGTTGGGCCATCAAATTTTTGACAGTTAGCCAAGGATTAGGGCCAAGCTTCTTGGTGATCTCTTCTTCAAGTTTTATGCGGAGTTCTTCTCGAGTCTTCTTGATCTCATCAGCGTACTTACTGGCAGCACCCTGTTGAGCCATGCGCTCAGTTTGATTCAATTGCTTATCAGAGGCATTTGCAACTGCTCGATTAACACTCGCCTTAACTTTATCACCAAATTTTTTCGCAAGTGCCGCATCTATCTGTGGGTCATCCAGACCAGATGGCTTGGCTGAGACATCCTTTTCCTTTAGGAGATCACTACCTTCTTCTTTGGAACTCTTCTTGGCAGAATCTTTGGTGGGCTTCTTGGCGGCATCATCGCCAGCCTTCTTGCTCATATACATCTTCTGGTAATCATCAGTTCGTGCAGCCCGTTGCACATCCGATAATCTCGGATCATTCTGATAAACAACTTCTTCAGCAGTAGTTCGCTCAAGAGTTGGTTGAATAGTTTCGTCAGCAAACTGTGCTTCAGCACTTACCTTCGGTTGCGTTACCTTAACAAAGCTGAGATCGCGTGTTTGCTCGCCAAGCTGCGCTTCAGACTGAGGTACGGCGGGTGTACCCATTAGCTTCTTGCCATGCAAAATTGGCTTGGTAAACAACGCACCACCAATGCCGGTGGTTATCATTGCGCCGGGTTTAAAGTCTCCCTCGGAATATTGTCGCGCACCTTCAAGTGCCATGCCAACGCCCGAACCAACACCAGCTTCTTGTAGTGTGTGGTTAACAAGCTCCTTGTTAACTTTACCGCGCCACCCTGCGCCCGTCCTCACGATCTCGCCCAAGCCTTTAAGGTTTTGCGTTGATGGCCCAATACCGCCACCTAATGATCCACCAACAACTTCACCAGCCGTGAATGCAATTGGATGTTCTTTGCGAAGTTCCTGTGAGAGAAGTTTGTCGGCTTGATTCGTGTCCTCATCCCTGACCGCCTCAAGAACTTCGTCCTGCACTTTATGGGTAGCTATTGCACTACCGATTGCAGTACCAAATATACCAATACCTTTGACTACTTTACCGGGAATTCCGGGAAGAGGAATCTTCCCTATGGTTTTCATGGCGGCTTTAAAACCAAGTGCGCCCCCAGCACCGGGAATTGCCTCGTCTTTTGCCGCCTCAAAGGCCGCACCTACAGCAGTTGTCTGCTTGGCTTGTCTATTCGCTTCGTACTCTTCGGGGGTGAAGACAGGATAACCGTCAGGTAATCCAAGTCTTTTGCGTAGTCTATCCTTCTTTTCTTCAAGAGTCATCTCCGGTATTCACCTTCAATGTTGGTTTGCCTTGGGACAATCATTTTCTGACCGTCTTGCTCAACCACGGTATCACCCGATGCTTGTGATTGATTAACTTTTTCCTCTATATCATTATCAATATGACGCTGCGGCCCACCATATGAACTAAAGCCCCCACTTGTTGCAGCCTTTGTAAACCGAAGTAACTCCTGCGCTTGATCCGCATAAGTAGTGGCGTTCTTTGGGTCTTCTATTGCCTTACTTAACAATCTGGATATTTCACCCATGAGTTTGGAAGTTACCTCTGCACCTGCTCCCTTAGCTTTAAGCTCTTCTGGTAATGAAGCTGCCTGTTGTTCGATCATGCTAATACGATCATTAACAGTTTGCTCATCGTAGCTTGCTTTAGACTCGGCAGAAACACCACTCGCATCTTGTCTAGCCATAGCACGTTGCCTTGACCAATCATCGAGTGACAAGCCACGGTCTTGATCGTCAGGGTGAATCCCCCAACCAACTGAGCTTGGCTCTGGCTTTAAGCCTTGTTGATAAGATTCAAAGCTACCCTCGCCAGTACCTTTAAGACCGCCGGGGCCATATTGCGTGGCAATACTTTCAGAAGTCCTGCCTAACTGTGCTTCCTCCTGCGCCAAGGCGCGTCTAGTTGCGTCTTTGGCTTGCAAGTTGTTCATGCCTCGCGCCATCAGTTGTCGCTGCAAAGCATCTGCTGAATCCAGCTCACCTGAGAGCGCACCACGCGCCATTACTGGGCTAGACGATGGCTCTTGATAGAAGCGGTCGAAGTACTCAAGTTCATCTGGCGTTGCGCCTTCACGGAACTTATCGGCCAACTCCTTTGAGCGTCGCCTTCTATTTACTACATCAAATAAACTGGCCATAATCAATCTCCCTTACCACCACCTAAAATTAAATCTTGGAATATCCCTGACTTGGTTGCGCTTGGGTCTTGAAATTTTCCGGTCAAGCCAGTTGTGCCGCCATAAACAGTACCCGCTGAGTCGCTAAAGCTGGCTTGATTTCCCGGTTGAGTTACATTTTGCACGGCTGATTGTCCCTGCAATACGCCGGGATTAAGACCACTACCAAAACTTGATGCGACTGATCCAGTCTGTGCCAAGGCTTGACCAAGTCGTTGTTGTTTCTGTGCCAAGGCATCACCAAAGGTCAACGCTGCCCTGTACTTGTCCATCTCAGCAGTTCGACCAACACCAATACCCATCCGACCCAAGCCGCGCTCAACATTAGTCATCTCCGAACCAGACAACTTCGTGGGGTCTTGTGATGCCAGCAATGCTTGAAGACTTGCAGCTTGTTGTGCTTGCGTATCAGCAAGATGAGGTGCAGCCGCTTCCTCAAACGCTCGCATACCTTCGCCAACAGTTTTCCCAGTACCAGTATCTTTGGAATAAATATCAGCTTGATTGGCTGCGTAAGCACCACGGTCTAGTCTTTCTTGCTCACGGCGCTGTCTATTCTCTAGTTGGTATTGACCCTCTACACCCTCTTCTAATACAACTGGAACATGCTTACCTTGCTCATTAATTTGCTTAACAATGTTACCTTGCTCATCAGTTTGATACTGTGTTTCTGTCCCAAAGTTTACTCTATTGTACAGATCACGCTTACCAGTACCTCGACCTTGAGCGTCTTTTATTTGTGTTTGAGATTTTACTGTGCCGTCAGGATTGCGTTTAGTTAAGAAACCAAATTCAATTAAGTCATTAGCATCTGCCAGTCCAGTTGCTTCCATTGTACCAGCAGCAATTTTTGCTTGAACAAACTCTGGAAGTGCTTTTTTAAACGCTTCTGTGTTTTGTCTAATAGCCTCCTTTGCCGTGTCATCCTTACCAAACGCTTCAGATATGATGAATGCTTGCATTATATTGCCCAGCATATCACCAGACAAAATACCACCCTCCTTAAACATTCCACCAAGATTGTCTATGAACGGCCCTAATAGGGCTGCCCCAGCCTCGGTGAGTTTTTCGAGCCACTTTGCGGGATTTAGAATATCTTCCAACATAATGTTATGAACTGGCCATTAGGCCTTTATCTTTCATTGTATTTAAAATGGCAATGATTGCCGTTTGATTATTCGTTGCACTATTACCCGATGGGTTGGCCACATACACACACTTCTTTACAACACCATCGGTACTGGTTGTCGCATCTGGTACTACCAGATTATCAAGCATGGCGTTTGCTGCCGCAAGGTCAGCAAACAACGTAGTTGCGTCTGTGAAATCTGTATGAGATACATTAACTGACATAAGCTTGTGATAACATTGGGTTCATAGGGGTAAAATCCTGTGTCTGAAGCTGGATGTTTGATAGTTTAATTCCATTTGTCCATTTCAATGCGTAAGACACTTTCCAACCCTGTTGACCGCCTTGAAAGTTGTAAAGTAAATTTTGTATCTGCTTCGGCCCGCTCCACACCGTTGACAAGGTAACGGGGAATGTGATGGGCGTGGCCTGTGCCGCCAACGTCTTGGACTGTGAGCCAGCTGATGTATCCGGCGTTGTCTCGTCGTTCACGCGCTGTGTTGCTGTAACCGACGAGGCAAATTGTACCTTGTTAAATAGAAGGCGAAGTTCCTGTGGCTTCTGCTCGACTCTGGTATCGTTGGTGCAAAATGCTTTAGTCTCGACGTATGCCGTTGCGAAGTTAGAACCCTCATATAACTTAACGCATTTGTAGGCTGGATCGCCTGAACTGGTTGTTGTTCCATGTGTGATTGCAAATAACTCACGCTTGGTGTTTGTCTCCACTTTGGCGAAGTTTATGACAGGCCCAATGTTAGAGTTGCTGTCATCCGTGAGTTGATCGAAACTCACGAACTGTTTTGTGAGCGTGTCAAAGACAAGAATGCCGTGTCCAAAGATAGTCTTACACGCAAATAGCGCATAATCATCAAATACAATGGCAGCACATTTCCCGCTCTCTTGTATAACACCCCTAAACAATTGAGCGACCTTGAGTGAGAAGACTGAGTTGCGTCCCTCGTTCTTCGATTGCATCACAGCATTGAACGACCTCAAGCCCTCTGGATCAATGAAGGCAAAGTCACCCAACAAATCAACGAACGAATGCTGGTTGATTGAGTTGGCAGTAAACAAATGTTGCTTTGCAAAAGACCCTTCACCAAACACAGTCGTACTGTAATCAATCGTGACACCATAGCTTCCCCCAACTGTTGAAACAAAAAGCGCCTCATTGTTTAATACGGATAAAGCTGTGATTGCATTATAGCCAACTGTGTAGGATGTGGCTGGTGCGCCTCCAATCGTCTCGTCAGAATTTATCTTGTCGCCATCTTTGGTAACGGCAACCACAAAGTCCATTGGGCGGCCACTTGCACTATGATAAATCTCCGTTCTATCAGGGCTAACAACAAACAACTTGTTGTTAAAGAATGCCATCTGTCTACCAATTGGTACATACTCACGCGCTGCTGATTCTCGATTAACTACGGTTAAAATTGCTGTATTTGACGTTGAACCGGGGTCTGTAAATGTTAACGTATCATTCTTTCTGTAGTCAAGACCTCCTGAAACTAAGGTGAATGTTGGATTTCCACTACCATCTGTCGTTGCCGAGAAGGTTGCGCTCACACCATAACCGCTGGTGCTTGTTGCGGCAAAAGCTGAGTGAGTTTGGCCTGCTTCCCACGCTGTGCTTGGTGTTGGTGTAAGATCAGAAACGCTTGTAATAGTACCACCATACACCCACTCAGCATAAGTTTTAGCTTCTCTAGGATATAGAGATACTTTATCCCCCGTAATCTCTATAATTCTCGGCGAATTTATACCGTCCTGTACAATAATAGCTGCTACTGTTCTTTGGACAATGGTGTCCGTTGCCAACTCAAGTGATGCACCCGCCACATTCGTATCTTTGCGTAGAAAGTTTTGCGTGGATGCAGGGACAGCCTGAACAAATATCTCCGCCGCCTTATCCATACTAAAGCCAACTAATACGGCCCAAGTAGTTTCATCAGGTGCCCCAATGTATCGGAATTTACAACTCCCCTTGAAGAAGAGAAAGACGAACTCGCCGATAGAATAGATTGCTTGGATTGGTGGATTCGATGTGAATGCGCCTATGCTAGTGGAGATGTCGTTGACGTTCTTGATTCCCTCCAATGTGCCGAAACGGTTGCGAACGTTCTTGGCAAACTTGTACTCATCTTCTCCCAGTCGAGTGTCATCCACCGACATATTCATGCCGCCAACAAATGATTGTTGTGAGTAATCAGCCACGGTGATAGTGCCAGCGGCGAGCCAGCGTAATTGCATCATGCGGGTGTCGCCCGAATTGCATTAGACGTTTTTGTCCACGCTCAAGGTCAGCTATCTTGCGACCCAAATCGCGTGTCACTTTGCCATCATAAACCATCGCCTCTTGCAGCTTGCCCTGTTCCTCCATGAACAACTGCATCATCTTGTGCATCACGATATTCTCAAAACCGTAGAGTGGAAATGGATCGTTGTCGCTCTTGATGTGCTTCAGCTTCTTCTTGTACAAAACTTGCAGAGTGTGCGAATCATCCTGTGCCGCCGTGTCATCCCAAGGAAACTCGGCGATGTCCACTATCATGTACTGAGCCTCGGTCTCGTCGTGTGGTATCTCAGAATAAATAATGGTATTGTCTGCCGTGTCTACAAGCTTCATCAAACCGCCACTATCCTCTGCGTGATTCCCGTAACGCTCGTTGTTTGTGTCGAAACGGCGAATACTCGATATACCCGATATTGTGTGATGCGTCGCAAGTGTTATGGCAGTTGAATCTGGTGATGATCCTGTGTGTGCGCCGGGAGTTATCGTGACTGTTTGCCTGTCTGATGTGGATGTCTCAAATGTAACTGCAAACTTCTCTGTTGCAGCAATGTTAGCATAAGCAAGCAACGTCAGACCTGTCGCAGTTGATCCACGCGCCGCCGTTGTTGCAGATGCCAAGGATTTCTTGAGTGGATCATAACCAACCACACGCCAGCAACGATTGTCACTTCGCCAGTTGTTCTGGTTATATTCTGACAGGAGATTGTTAATGCTCCACGTTAGCTTCGACTCTTTTTCGCGCATCGCACGAATGGCGTGGACATCACGACTCAACGCAATTCGTTGATCGCCAGCAACGTAAAATTCTTCTTCAACCAATGAGCCGGGAATGTCAACGTGTTCATATACTGACTGCATTGCCTCATTAAGGAAGTCGAGTATAACGTAGCGTTGATTGGCGTCACCAGCATTAAGACCAACCTTGCGCCCAAACCTGTCAATTATGTATTCAGCACTCATCGTTTAACGATTGCGACGATTGTTGGCTTTGTTCTTTTTGTTATAGCCGACACCGTTATTGTGGCTCTTTTTGTGATGGCGACCACCGCTTGGCTTGACCTCTTCGTTATTGTTGCCCAACTCATGCTTTAGTTCCCTTACAGCACCAAGTAATTCATCCAAGTTCTCCTGTAACTCATCTCTGTCACCGACGCTCAATTTCATACTCCAGCTTTGCTACCTTTCTTAGCGCGGCCCTTGTGAACTCCGGCGCTGCTTCCCTTGCTTTTTGAAACTGTGGGTGCTGGCTTAACTCCTTTACTCCTTCCAACTGTGGTGTGCTGCACGCGCTCACCATCAATAAGAGCATCAATGTGGCCCAACTTGTCTTCCAGCCGATTCTTTGCATTGGCTTCCTTCAAGGCATCCGCAAGTCTAAAGACCAACCGTTCCAATGACGGTATGGCCTTAAACAGCGATGCAAGTAATCTAACTATCCCCATTCGTGTCGCTCTTCACACCTTTCCGCAGAAAGACTGCCAGCAACGAGGTGATCACCACGTTTATCATCACGCCCATCTCCATTTCACCGGAGAAATAAGCACCCACAGCCGCGAGTATCCCGCCAACCGCCGTCACATATGTTTTCTTTCCTGATAGCATTATCTTTTCCTCAATAACTCCTGCACTTTAAGTGTAATATACAATAGCGTTACTAAACTGATTGTAACTTTTAATAGAATATCAATTTCAAGTAACCAGTTTCCTAATCCTGAGACCGAAGCCGCAAAGACTTTTAAATCATCTAGGTTCATGTAAAAATCGCTCAACTAACATTTGCTTGGCAACTTCTATTACACCAATCATTTGCTCCAAAGTCAAGTCCAATTCCTGTTCGGAATACTCAACTGCGTGACAAATTCTACGAGTGAACTCATCCAGTTGTTGTCTCTCGGTCATGACTTGCGCCTTCGATTCCTTGATGCTTTCCTTGCATCTATCCTCTGCTGAGCGTAGCCCTTTTCAACTCTCAAAGCTTTTGCCTTCTCAGCTGCTCGCTTGTTACTGGCTACAGCATCCTTACGTGCTTCATCTGCCTTACGCTTACCTTTTTTAACCCTATCCGCACGTCGCGCTTTTATATGAGAATCTTGCTGTTCAGCTTTTTTAGCTTTTCTCGCTGCTCGTTTTGGCTTGTCTGATCCCGCAAAAGGATTCTTTTTGCCGGACTTGCCTTTCGTCTTCGGCTTTGCTCCCTTGGCAGCTTTTGCACCAAATGGATTCGGCTCTTTGATCTTGCGAACTTTACCGCCTTGACGGCTCAATCCTTGCGCCTTCAGCAACTTGCGATCAGCTTTCTTCAAGCCAACTCTAGCTTTTCTTGCAGCACGTTTTGTGGCTTTAGCGGCTTTCTTTGCAGCTCGACCAGTAGCTTTTGCACCAGTTGCCACGGCTCGACCTGTTGCTTTCGCACCTGTGGCAGCTCCGCGACCTGTAGCTTTGACTCCTTTTACGACTGCGCCGCCGATTTTCTTTGCCCCACCAGCCGCTTTAAAAGCACCGCCAGTTGCTACTCCAATACCTAAGTCGAGTGCAGCTTTTCCCGCGAGTTCAGCCTCGTCCAAGTGCGTCATATTTTTTATATCTTTACCATATATCTTAGCAAGCAGCGAAGTCATACCCAATGGATTACTGAGCTTATCACCTTTAAATCTACCTTCTATTTCAGATCGAAGATTCTTGCGCCGTTGATCATTAGCCAACTTTTTCGCTGATGTTAATGATTTCTTTTTAGGTGTTGTCTTTGGTGTAACGGAATTTGGCAGCTTAA